AAAAATCTTTATTTAAATAATTTACATTTGATTCTTTAAAATTTTCATTACCATATGTTGGCATTTTTTATCTCCAATTAATATCCACCACCACTAGTTATTGAGGATTCAGGTTCTGATATATCAGATGAAAAATCTAATGTTATTGAATCCAAAGTGTTTGGGTCTTGTTTAATGTTAAAATCTATTTTTACTCTGATTTCATTTACTCCTATGTCCGTAGAGTCGTCTCTACTTAAAACTTGTATGTTTCTTACTTCTACAAAAGGTAACCAAAATTCCATCTTATCCAATATGGCATCTTGTACACCGATTAAATTTTCATTTGTAATATGTTCAAATAATAATCGCCTTAATCCTATTCCTAAATTTGGTTGAAAGAATCTCTCACCTTCTTCAGTTTGTAATAAATTTCTTATATTATTTTTTACAGCTTCAATGGTTGTTGAAGTGGTTGCAAAAAATCCATCCAATCCATCACCTCTACGAATTGGTAAATCTATACCAACTTTTACACGAGTATCATTATCTTGAATATATGGTTTTCTTGATG